ACTGCATTCTTAATGAAGAGTGGTTTAGTAAATATTTTACTATCACAGGTGATATTAGTACTGTAGCGGAGTATATTTAACAGATGACTAAACGACTATTTATGAGTGATATTGAAGGTGATGACCTTCTACAAGGTATCACCAAAATTTGGTGTGCCAGTTTCAGAGAACTGGATGCACACATGAATGATGTAGGCGAACCGTTTACACTCACTGGTATGGAAGAAATGATGAAGTTCTTCTCCAACCCAGATCACATAGTAGTGATGCACAATGGTATAGCTTATGATAAGCCTGCCATTGAGAAAGTGCTGAAAATAAAAGTTGAGTGTGAAGTTATTGATACTTTGTTCTTATCTTGGTATTTGTATCCAAAGAACACTCGCCACGGTTTAGCTCAATGGGGTGAAGACCTAGGTGTAGCAAAGCCAGAAATTGATGATTGGGAAGGTTTGACATTAAAAGAGTACATTCATCGCTGTGAAGAAGATGTCAAGATTCAAACCTTATTGTGGAAGCAAATTTGGAAACATCTTTTACTCTTATATGGTAGCCCACAAGGTTGCTGGCATATCATTCGCCATTTAAACTTCAAAGCACATTGTGCAGCATTACAAGAAAAGTCTCGCTGGAAACTTGACGTAAAGAAAGCAGAATGTTTAGAAGAAGAATTGCTGTTGAAACATGAAGAGGCAACTAATGCATTGCAAGAACGTATGCCTAAAGTTCCTGTAAAGGCAAAGAAAACCAAACCTAAGAAGTGCTTCAAAGCTAATGGTAGTTTGTCTGCTGTTGGTCAAAAGTGGCATGATCTAGTACTGGAACAAGTTGACCCAGATGATTATTTCCATGGCGACCCTACTGACTATGATGGTACTATTGAAGTAGTAACCAAGTACAAAGAGCCTAATGCAGGTTCATCTTCTCAGATTAAATCTTGGCTAGAAAACCTAGGCTGGATTCCTGAAAGCTTCAAGTTTGTCCGTAATAAGGAAACAAATGAAGTCAGACAGATACCTCAAGTTAAGAACGACAGTGGCTTACTTTGTGAAAGTATTGTACGCCTGATTGACAAAGAGCCAGCACTCAAGTTCTTGGAAGAGATGTCTATTGTTAAGCACAGACTAGGTGTTGTTAAAGGCTTACTTAACAATATTGATGAGGACGGTTATGTATATGCTGCTATTCAAGGTCTTACAAATACATTGCGATTCAAGCATAAGATTTGTGTAAACCTACCTTCAAATCGTAAACCTTATGGCCCACAAATTCGTGGCTTACTAAAAGCTAGAAATGACAAACTAGAGCTTTGTGGTTCTGATATGTCATCATTGGAAGATCGTACCAAGCAACATTATATGTGGGACTATGACCCTCAATATGTGTTAGACATGCAAACAGAAGGGTTTGACCCTCACCTTGATATGACGTACACAGCAGGTATGATGACTCCAGAAGAAGGCGAAATGTATAAGCTGCTATCTAGCAAAGATCATCACGACCTGACAGAATTAGAGGAAAGAGAATTAGCAAGACTTACTCAGATTCGACATGGTGGTAAAGGTACTAACTATGCCGCTACTTATGGTGCGCGTGGCCCGACTATTGCTCGGTCTGCTGGTGTATCAGAGGAAGATGGCGATAGACTTTTTGATGCTTACTGGAAACGTAACTGGTCAATTAAAGCTATTGCTTATGATTGCATAGTTAAGAACTCACGTGGAATGAAGTGGCTATGGAATCCTGTAGCTAAGATTTGGTTATTCTTGAAAGCAGAGAAAGACAGATTCTCTACCTTGAACCAAGGTACTGGTACTTACTGCTTTGACCGTTGGGTGTATTACATCTTACAAGAAAGAGAACAACTGACAGCACAGTTTCATGATGAAGTCATCTTAGAGTTACGAAAAGGTAACAGAGAAGCTATGACCGCTATCCTCAAAGATGCTGTTGCTAAAGTAAACGATGAGCTGAAATTAAACAGAGAACTAGATTGTAGTGTTGATTTCGGCAAAGATTATAGTGAGATTCACTAAGGAACTTTTATGTTAGGTAAATTAAAACTGACGCCAGAACAAAAGGCACATCACAAATATGGTGCGCGTTTAACTGATGGTAAAAACTATAAAGTAGAGCGTGATGCTTTCAAGCAATACATTATGGATGATACAGGTTGCTACATCAATGCAGATGATTTAATATTTGTAGAAGTACCAACAAAGCACGAAAAGATTCGAGTCAAACTAACTCCAACAAAAGTCTTAGTTGACCGTAAGGAAGTCTTAGAGAAGTGTAAATGCTTCACTGTACAGGAAGGAGGCAGTCATTATACTTCCTTACAACTACAGCCTTTGGAAGCTACATATCTAAGATATGGATTAGATGGCCTTAAAGCTGCTATCCATACTAAGGTAGATAAATATATCTGCCGCAAGAAAGACGATGAAGTAGGGCAATATCGTAAAGCCCAACACTGTCTTGATGTATTAATTGAAGTAACAGAAGCAGAGAAGGAATATGTTAGAGTTCATAGTAAGAACAATAAGCAATAGTACAAATGTTCCTGAATATGTTGTGATTTTGTGCTTACTCTTCTTTCTCTATGCCTGTTGCAGAGCATTAGGAGGTAAACAATGAGTACAATTTTGTACTTATCCCATGACGGCACTGATAACAGCGTAGCAAATACTGCGCGTGTATCATTTGCTGGGGAAGACTGGATGAACTTACCAGAAAACTACACAGAGAAACAACGTGATGGTTTAATTAAGTATCTAGCAAAGCATAAGCACGTATCACCATTCAGGCATAATAGTATTTCTTTACGCTGTGAAGAAGCTATACCCATTGCCCGACAATTAGGTAAACACCAAGCTGGATTGAGTTGGAATGAAGTGAGTCGAAGATATGTTACAGAAGATGTAACTTTCTTTCACCCAGATATTTGGCGTAAGAAACCTGAGAAAAGTATCAAGCAAGGTAGTGGAGAAGACTTTAGTGCATCTGAAAACATTGAGATAGAAAAAGATTTCAATGAAGTACTTAGAGTTGCAATCAACACTTACAACAAGTTCTTAGAAAAGAAGATGGCACCAGAGTTAGCTCGGTATGTACTACCACAAGCCATGAACACTAAATGGATTTGGACAGGAAACTTATTAGCTTTTGCTCATGTGTACAAAGAGCGCATTGCAAAGAACGCACAACTTGAGTGCCAACTATTTGCTAAAGAGCTTGATAGTATCCTACGTCCATTATTCCCTGTATCTTGGGCTGCATTGGTGGATGTATGACAACGAAAGCGAAAGTCGTTAAAAAGGTGCGCTGTCAAACGCCTAAGACAGTGCCAACTTTTGACTATAAACCTGCTGTTCTTGCAGCAGAGGCTCAAGCAGATATTGCGTGGCTGCCAACCGAGCCTAAAGTAGAGAAAGATTTACATTGTATTAAAACCATGATGTCTCCTTCTCAAGTTCATGGCGTAATGACTACGCTTAAATTGTTCACCCTATACGAGCAAGTTGCTGGTAATGAATATTGGGGTGGTCGATTTAAACGTATGTTTCCGAGACCTGATTTCCTCCGTATGGCTACAAAGTTTGCCGATACAGAAATCAATGTACACTCACCATTCTATCAACGAATTGATGAGTTACTAGGTCTCAACACAGACGAGTTTTATACCTCATTCACAGACAGTCCAGTGCTTAAAGCACGTATGAAATTCTTAGACGATGCAATATCTGATAAAGATGATGCTAAGTCTATTGCTGTATTCTCTATGGTAGAAGGTTCTATTTTATATAGTAGCTTTGCTTACCTAATGAGCTATCAAGCAAATTCGTGGAACTATCTAGCCAACATGCAGGCTGGATTAAGTTTCTCTGTCAAAGATGAGAACCTACACTCAGAAGGTGGGGCTTATGCGTTTAAAGTATTGATCACTGAAAAGTTAGAAGCTGGCCATATCACTACAAAAGGCATTGAAAAGCTAAAAGGTGAAATCCAAGATGCAGCAAAACAAATCTTTGAGCATGAAAGCAAGATTATTAAAATGATCTTCTCTGAGGGTAACGACCACCCTGTAACAGCAAAAGATTTGACCAACTTTGTGCGTCACAGAATTAACCTGTGCTTGGCTCAACTAGAAATCAATCCTATCTATAAAGAAGACCCTAATTGTCCTATCAATGAGTGGTTCTACGATATGATTGGTGGTGATGTTCAGCACGACTTCTTTGTTAAAATTGGTTCTTCTTACAATCGTAACTGGTGTAAAACTGCATTCAACTGGGTTAAAGGTGGGTTGAAGGGTGCAAACTGGGAAGATATTAAGAAGGTAGATAACGATGTCTAAATTTGAAGAATTATCAGCAGAGCGTAAGAAACTACAAGCAGAAGGTAAATTGCCTGAGTGGTTTACGACAATGGGCTATCGAGCCTTTAAAGATAAGTACTTGTACCAAGCAGAAACATTTGAGCAACAGATTGATCGTATCGTAAACCACTTAGGTGGGTTCTTGCAAGCTACCAAGAAAGAATATTTCATTGGTCGGTGGAAAGAGTTATTGATGAACAATCATGCTTACCTTGCTACTCCAGTGTTAGCTAATTGTGGCACAAAACGTGGCCTATCAGTTTCTTGTTCAGGTGGTGTTGTTGATGACAGCACTTACGGGTTTGCTGATTCCCGACTGGAACAGGCTATCTTATCACAAGAAGGTTTTGGTACTAGCTCATACTTAGGTGAGATCAGACACAGAGGTGCGCCAATTTCAAGAGGCGGTACTGCTGATGGAGTCTTACCAGTATTTAAAGATATGGTTATTGGTGCTGAGAATGTTTCGCAAGGCGGTGTACGTCGGGGAGCATGGGCAGGCTACCTAGACCTATCTCACCCAGATTTCTGGGAAATTGCATTAGAGGTTAAGAACAACCCTGATGGCTCCAATGTAGGCTGGAATATTTACGACAGTGACATTAAGAAGCTAAATGACCACGATGAAGAAACATTAAAACGTTTTCAAGAAACCCAATACTTGAAAGCAATTACAGGCAAAGGCTACTATTATTTCCCTGATAAAGTAGCTCGACTACAGCCTCAAATGTACAAAGAATTAGAGCTATCTAGCAAAGCTAGTAACCTATGTACTGAGATCACATTACATGCTGACAAGGACACGACTTACACTTGTGTACTGTCTGGTATGGTTCTTACCACCTACGATGAGTGGAAAGATACTGATGCTGTATTCTGTATGACTTTGTTTCTTGATTGTCTTGTTGAAGACTTCTTAACTTCTGCACGTAAGATTAAAGGCTTAGAAAAGGTAATTGCTGGAACTGAGAAAGGTCGTGCTATTGGCTTAGGTGCCACTGGCTACCACTCGGCATTGCAGCAAAGAATGTTGCCTTGGGATTCCTTTGAAGCTCACTTGTTCAACATGGAAGTGTTTAGTCACATCCGTGATGAGACACTAAGAGCAAGTCAGTGGATGGCTGAGAAATTTGGTGAACCTGAATGGTGCAAAGGTTATGGAGTACGTAATACCCATAGAACTGCATTAGCACCTAATGTGTCTTCTGCACTTATCTTTGGCTCCGAGTCGCAAGGTATTACTCCTTGGTATGGTAACGTATATCAAGAAGCCGGTGCATCAGGCGAAATGTTCAGAGTGAACCCATTCTTTGCTAAGATACTTGCTAAGTACGACAAAGCCAACCATGAAACCTACAAGCTAGTGTTAAATGATGGTGGTTCATGCAGAAAACTAGATTTCTTATCTGACCTAGAAAAGGAAGTATTTAAGACTTTCTTTGAAATTAATCAGGTAGAAGTTCTAAATGCTGCCAGCCGCAGACAGTCTAAAATCTGCCAAGCTCAAAGTATTAACTTAGCATTCCCAGAAGATGAAGATGAAGAATATATTTCGTTTGTTCATCAGAAGGCTTTTGAAGACCCTAATTGTAAATCATTATACTACATGCGTAGCCGAGCAGGTGTTAGTGCCTCTAAAGGCGGCTGTGCAAGTTGTGAAAGCTAGGAGCACTTATGTGGCCATTTGCTAGAAAAGAAGTATCTCTATTTCGTAAAGTTCAACCTGACGCCACCTTACCGGTACGTGGCACTACATATTCGGCTGGGCATGACCTACATAGTCAGACAGACGGGTGTGTACTTTCAGGAGAGACTGTTGTTGTTCCTACTGGAATAGGTTGGAGCAATGAAGTTGCAGATGACTGGTACGGTCACATTGTTGAACGTTCTGGCCATGCGATTCGTAATGGGGTACTAACACTAGGCGGCATCATTGACTGTGATTATGAAGATGAATTTATGGTCATACTTCATAACACTGGCAAAGATACATTCAGGTTCCATAAAGGGGATAGGATTGCACAATTGCTGGTCGGCTCATATAAGAGCTTGGATAAGCCTAGTAGAGTGCGTGTCGGAGGTTTCGGCAGCACTGGAAGATAGAGACAACTGTCTATAGAAATAAATCAGTAGGGCTACAGCTAGTGTAGTCACAAGTTGGTAGACCTTGGATTGAAAAACTACCACATTATCTTTATTAACAATAGCTATAGGAATAACTATGTCTGCACAACCGCAAAAGAAAGAAACCAGTATCGTAACTATGAAAGATGTTATCTTCATGTTCAGTTCAGTATCTCGACCTATTGAACAGTTAAATACTGACAAGAAGCCACCACAATCAGCTTCTACTTCCCCAACATTTCATTTAGAGTTCCACTCTTATGAGATCAAAATCCTAATTTCCGAAGCACGATTCAAAACTTTGAAGAAAACATTCAAAGGTGCTAAGAACCTTGTCAATGCTAAAGAGTGGGAGAAAGATGAGATCGTAGAGAAATACGACTTCCTTAACCCTGATGACCTTGCAGATGACATGGTACTTATCAAGTTCTCGCAAACCTGCTTAGTAGGTAAGCCAGACGCGAATGGTGTACGTCGTGAATCATACCCTATTAAACAGCTTGGTATTAAAGGTAAGGTTCAAGACATTCATGGTAATCCGATTAACCAAGACACAAACATTGGTAACGGCACCAAAGGTCATTTCCAGTTCCGCCCAGTAGAAAGTGCAAACGGTTTGTACTTATACCCACAACTATTATGTATCACTGAGTTGGTCGAATATGTTGGTGGTGGTGGTGAAGAAGACTTAGATTCACTAGGTCTTGAAGAGCTTGATGAAACCGACTTAGCTCAAGAAGCTAAAGATCAAGAAGAGCAAGCTAGCCAGCAAGAAGAAGAAGAAGTTCCTGTTCAAGCTGATGATGATGGCATGTTCTAAATGCAGTAATAAGGAGTCCTAGACTAACTAGGGCTTCTTTGTCAAGTCTACTTAATTCCGAGTAGCTTTCACAAAGAAGAGAAATTATGAAAACTTATTTAGCAGTTAAAAACAATGGTGATACAACTCACATTTCCGCTTATACTTACGCAGATGCGTACCAGCAAGCTACCAGTTGGGCTGGTGATGATGGACTAAGAGATTTCAATGAGGTTTAAATCAATGAAGTTTGACCCTAACCAAGATTCATTAGTAATCGCCTTGAACATGGAGTGCCGATTTGAAGAGCTAAGGCTACTCAAAAATTTCTATGATGGTGAACCAACTAGATTAATTGGTATTTGGGACGGAAATCTCGAAAGAAGTTACCAACTTAATCGGGACAAAATCAAAGATAAGAAGGCTTTAATCACCTTACTTGACCTCTGTAACCAAGAAGCATATTTGGAAATAAGGCGAGGAAGTGTGTACCTATTAGAATTAGGTAACACTGGCTGCCGCGACTTAGGTTTTATGGAGAAAATCAAAGACCCACTACAAGGTAATTGTACTTTGTGTATTGAGTCTCAAACATTTTGGATGGCAGTTAGACAATGAGTATATCAGATTTAGGTATCACTGGGCTAGAAAGTAGAACTCTGCTGGTTGACGGTGATATTATTGTTTACCAACCCTGTTGCATTTATAATGATGACACTGATCAAGCCCGTAATATGATTGGCAGAAACATTAGCAACAAATTAGATAAGATCATGGAAGCTGCAAATTGCGACACTTACATGTTCTTCCTAACTACTAAGTTTAACTTTCGTGATGACTTGGTAGATGATTACAAAGCAAATCGCAACGAAGAAGATCGGCCAATAAATCTGGCTTGGGCTAAACGGTTTGCTATCAATAAGCTAAATGCACACTTTGTAAAAGGTATGGAAGCTGATGACTTAATTGGTATTTACAATCATGGCGACCAATTCGTAATCTGGAGCTTAGATAAAGATTTGCGCCAACTTCCTGGAAAGCATTTAGATGATAAAACTATGGAAGTAGTGACTGTCACCAAAGAAGGCAAATTAGAAGAGAAGCGTTGGGTAACGGATGCAGGAAATGAGCGCAAGAAGATTGTATTTGAAGGCGAGATAGGATTCCTGTTTCAATGCCTGATTGGTGACAATACAGACAACATATTAGGTTGTGCGGAACGTAAGCCTGTTCTGATAAAGTCAGGTGCTAAGAAAGGCACGTATGTCACTAAAAGAGTAGGCGTAGGTGAGGGCAAGGCATATAAGCTAATTGTCCAAGCTATTATGACTAAAGGCAACAAATCAGTATTACAAGCTGTACGTGAAGAAGTAAGGAAACAATACGAAAAGATTTGGGGCAGCCAGTGGCAATACCATCTTGAGCTTCAAGCTAATTTGTTATACATGGTTCGTGCGATGAGAGGTGATGTATTTCGTCGATGGACTTACGATGGACGTAAAGAATACTATCACTTAACAGAGAAACGTATTCTTACAGAAGAGGAGTACTTACGTGAGTACCAGACAACTTCGTGATTCAGAAATAGCCAGCTATCGAAAGCAACTTGAGGCTAGACAAAAGTATCGTTGCCCTATTTGTGGCGCTGCGATAGCTCATGGCGTAAATGCACTTGACCACTGCCACAAGACAGGACACATACGGGCGACCTTGTGCCGTTCATGTAATGTGTCAGAAGGTAAAGTACTTGCAGGATTGAAATTTAGAACTCCTGTAGGCAACCTAGCCTATAAAGACCCAGTTCAGTGGTTGCGAAACTTAGCTGACTATTGGGAGTATCACCAGAATAATCCTTCGGGAGTTATTCACCCTAGTTTCGATTTAAGTACTGGCAAGCAAAAGCCAGTTAAACGTAAAACTACGGCAAGGCGTACAACTACACGTAGAGTACGTAAGCCATAATTCTAAGGAACAACTATGAACATTTTCACATACTTAGGTTTGCCTGCCGATCACCGCAAACCTGCCAAAGTTACTCAATTAGTTAAACACTTTGATGAAGTAACTGAGAAGAACAAAGTAGGCAAAAAGTACGGTATCCAAATCAAAGAAGATGGCGTATGTGCTATCACTGTAATCCATGAAGGCAAAGTAGAAATCTTTAGCCGCACTGGTAAACCTTTCACCAATACCGAAATACTCAAAGCAGATATTACAAATAGAGGCTTTCGTGATGGTGTGTACTTTGGAGAAATGGTGCAAAGCCATGTAAGCCTTGAAGTACTTTCAGGTAAAGTTAATCCTAACCGAACTCAGCCACTTGATGAAGAAGGTATGAATATTGTACGTAACCTATGTATGCGTTTCTTTGACTTAATCAGTATTGAGTCGTTTATTGAAGGTGCAAGCCAAACTGTGTACCTTAAACGATACAAGAACTTAGTCGAGCGTATAAATAAAGGTGGTGCTATTTTCGGCAACACTCGTAATAGCCCAGTCAGTGTAATCGCCCTAAAGTTAGTTGATGACGAACATACTATTGACTCATACCATGAGCGAGCAGTGAAGTTTGGCGAAGAAGGTATTGTCATTTGTGACTTAGCTGCTAGTTGGGAAGCTGGACATAAAGGCTACCGTAAGATGAAGAAAGTTCGTGGTTGTGACTATGACTTGTTATGTGTCGGCTATGAAGAAGGCAAAGGCAAGTACACAGGACTGATTGCCAATCTACTATTTAAGTGGAAAGGTGGAGAAACTATTAAGTGTATGCTTGGTAAAGGCTGGACTCACCAGAACGCCAAAGACATGTTTGAAGCTGCGGAAGCTGCCAAGCAAGGGCATACTATTAAAGGTATCCAGTACTCAAATCCTGTTGGTAATATCTTTCAAGTGTATGCACTTGAGGAATCTAGCAAAGGCAAATTACGCCTACCTAAAGTGGGTGAGCAACGATTTGATAAGGTGAATCCTGATGTCAAATGATCTTAATGAAAACATGGTCGTTTGTTCTGATGTGGTAAAGGAAGAAACTATGAAACATCTTCCGATGGCTACAGTAAGATCAAGAGTCCTTGATGAAAACTACGCATACCCACTTGAGATTATAATTAGTGTTGACGCATTGAAAGAAGGCAAAGAGATAGTAATAAGCAGACACTTTAACCTAAGTGGCAAGTTTGTAACATTAGCTAAACATAAAGCCAAAGAAGCCTGCCTACAACTTAAAGCGTATATTGCGAGTAAAGAATATGTCGTCATTTCCTGACCAACCTAAAGAGTTGGATAATGAGATCATAGTGCTATCTGCTGACCATGAAGCGATAGCTCAAGCAATGGTCGAGTATCGGGGCGACTTAGCAAAAGCTAGTCGTTCTGGTAATGTTCACTTAAATGCTATGGCCTTAAGAGCCGAAGTAAAGAACAACCCAGATATACGTAGACGTTACCATAAGCTGCTTGCAGAGGAGCTACAAGAGAAAGGTTTGCACATTGCAGAACGTATCTTAAAGTTGGCTGACTTGCAAGAGAAAGCTATGGGACATACTACTATTATCAAAAACATGGATGGAGAAGATGAAGAATTCGATGTGCCAGCAGACCCTAAGATGGTCATTGAGTTGTCGAAGGAAATATCAAGACTGATTGCCGAGGGTAAAGGTCAGAATGTCTCCAGCAAAACAGCAGTGATTCTTGCTAGTAAAGAAGATGCTAAAGAGTTATTGCAGTCGTTCTTAGATTCGTAGGAGTTAGGCATGAGTTACATTAGCCAGCTTGACCAACACGAAGTAGATGTAATGAGAGAACACTTAGAAGGAAACTTTGAAGCGTTCTCATATTTCTGTTTTAAGATTATGACAGGGAACAAGCTACTTCACGTAGACTACTATGTAATCCTATTTGCCACTATTCAAAGATTGATTGACCAAGAAAGTAATCGTATGATTATTAATATTCCACCTAGAGCTGGTAAGACACTTTTAATTAGTGTGTTCTTGCCTTTGTTCGCTTGGGTGAGAAATCCATCTAGTCAAACAATCTTGACAGGCTTTAACTCAGATGTACTAGCCGAGTGCTCTGGTTATATCAGAACTATTATGAGTGACCCAGACTTCCAAAGAGTCTTTCCTGACGTAGTTATCGACAACAACAAGAAGTCGGTAGAACGTCTGGGTACAATGAGTGCAGGTGTACTCCATGCCATTCCCACTACTGGTAAGATGACTGGTAAGGGTGCTGGCGCATTAGTTGAAGGTTTCGCAGGTTTAATGTCTATTGATGATGTTATCAAACCTGATGATGCAAACTCGCCAACGGAGCGAGATAAAATCAACAATAGATTTAGTAATACATTACTAAGTCGTTTGAATGTTGAATCAACTCCTTTAGTCATTATTATGCAACGGCTACATGCTGATGACTTATGTGGTTACTTGATGAAAGGTGGAAGTCATGATGTTTATGAATGGCTCAACATACCAGGAATTATCACAAAGGAGACTGGTTCAAAAGAATGGTATCAACAGCAGATAGAAGAGTTTGGTTATTCACATGTTAAACCTATCCTCTACTCATTAGCTGACAGCAAAGATAGAGAGTGGGAGGAACGAGAGTTTGAAGGCAAGAAACAACTCATTTCTTCATTTTGGTCTATTCGTAAGACTGTTGATACCTTGATGGGACTGTGTAGTAAAGATGCTTATACTTTCTACTCACAGTACCAAGGAAAGCCAGTAAGTAAAGGTAGATCGGCATTACAAGCTGATCACCTTACCTACTATGGTGAGTACAACCACAAAGATATTCGCTATACTTTTATGACAGGAGATACGGCATCTACCAAGCAAACATACTCAGACCCTTCTGTAATATGTTGGTGGGCAGTTACCAAGTCGAATCAATTAATGCTGCTAGATTGTATGATAGGCAAATGGGAAGTACCTGAGCTTATTGTTGCAGTAAGAGATTTCTGGAAGAAGTATAAAGTGTTCAATCGTGCTCAGCCAACCATGAGTCCAAGAGCTATGTACTTGGAGGATAAGTCGAGCGGATTGTTTCTTAACCAGCAATTTATCAAAGATGGTTCAGTGAGTGTGAAGCCAGTACCTAGAGATGGTACTGCTGCTAACGACAAGTTTAGTAGATTCTTAAACACTATTCCTTACTTTGAAGCAGGCAGAATATTGCTTCCAAGAAATCATGAGCATAGAGAATATATCGTGAGGGAACTTCTAGGACAGAGTGAGTTCGGTTCAGCAACAGGTCACGACGATGTTGCAGATAATGTATCTGATGCAGTAGCAGTAGCTTTTGCTCAGCAACAAATGACTTACGAATCTTGGTCGTAACCTTGTATCAGTTTTGTGCGTAAGCACAGAGCCGCCTTAGCCATAACAGGCTAGGGTGTAACACTAAAGGAGTACGACATGACTTGCACAGCAATTCCAGTTTATGACTTTGCCTTAATAAAGGGTGACGATCATACAAAGAAATTTCAGTGTAAAGATGGAGATAATCCAACCGACCTAACTGGATACACTATCCAGCTTGAGTCAGAAGAAGATAGCTTAGATAAGGAAGCCACTATCACTAATGCAACAGAAGGTAAGTTTGAGTTTACTTTTGTGCCTGCTGATACTGAAACACTCACAAGCAAAAGAGTGAGATATAAAGTGGTTTTCTACCCTTCAGGACTTAGTGGAGTAAAGAACACTGAGTTTTGGGGTTCAATCAATATTCACACTAAGGGTATTGTATGACAGTCTATGTAATTGAGGAGTACTCAGAAGTTAGTGAAGTTGTAGTAGAAGGAGAGCCTTTAGTAGTCATCCAAAATAAAGGTGAATATTTAAGGGCTTTAAAGAAGAAGGACAACTTATGACACAAAGAAGAGAAAGTTGGTTGAAGACTAATCTTGTAGGTATAGTGTTAGGGTGTATGGGCTTGATAGGTTCTTTTATAACTATCAAAGCAAACATTCAAACCATGTCTGATGATATTACACATCTTAACACATATAAAGATAGAGTTCAGAAACTTGAACGAGACTTTATACAGGTCGAAGCAGACCAAGATGCTAGTAAACAATATTGGACTAGGTTTGAGGTTCTCGCAAAATCTAATACAGATGCACTAAACAATAACAGTGTTATAATGTCTGGAATTAAGGTACAACTAGATGACCACGCTAGGCGTATTGAAAAGCTAGAAGATAATTAACCATAACCTAG